ATAGATATAAAAGCCGATTCATGGGCTTAGTCTTTTTGGAAAGTGTCATTAAACTGGTATGTTTATGTAGGTTATTATAGGTATAATAATAAAATAATGCAAGTATTGTTAAATTAATAAAAAAGAGACTTTTTCAAGTCTCTATCTCTCTATCAACTATTATTTTTGTTCTTTTATAACATTCATCATAATCTGCATAACCTTGACAAAAATCATAATATTCAGAATTAAATTGTTGCCAAAAATAATCCCAATAATCATTAATTGATACTTTAATTTTTTTATTCATTAGAAACCTGATAAATGTTTTTTATTAACTAAGTTTTGATATATATATTGTGAATTTTCATTTAATGATTCAAAGCATAAATTCATTCTAGGTTTAAATTTTAAATCATATAAACGGCCAAAAATTTTATAAATTTCACTAAATTGGCCTTCATGGTAATCGGAAGCATAACAATAATATGCTTCACAAATATCGAATCTATCAAAATACATTTTATTCACCAAAATAAAACTGGGAACAATACCACACTAAAGCGTCATACTGTTGACTATTGATTTTTAAATCTTCCCACTTTGTAAACCAATCCTGAAATTGTAAAACTGGGTTTTCTGGTTCTTTGTATTCGTTTAAATCACCAATAATTCTTAAAGATGGCCCACCCCATGAAAGTAAGATGTTAAATTCTTCAGGTTCAAAACTTTCATTTAATGAAGTCCAACCACTCCGAACTTGAATACTTAAAGGACTTTCATTAATTTCATCCCTTAATTCGTTTAGCTTTTCATCATTATCTAATTTTGAATATTTTTCAAAATTTTGATAATCTTCTAAAATACTTTCAATATGCCCAATAGCATTATTTAAAGCGTGGTTTTTTTCTTTTGTTTGTTGCATTTTGGAAAGTTTGTTAATGCTCTTTTATTATAACTTAAATGTAGGTTTATGTAAGTGTAATAATTAACATTCATTAAATTTTCATTCACCCTTAAAAATTCATTCAATTTTCATTCATTATTAACTTACTGTTACTACTTAATTTTTTTTTTTTTTTTTTTTTTTTTGAAAAAAATTTTTCTCCAGGAATTTTTTTAAAAATTTTCTATGTATCAAATGTTACATAAGATATTACGTATAAAATGTTACATCAAAAAATTAATAAAAAAATACTCCAGTTTTTACCCTGGAGTTTTTATTTTAATAGATTTTAATTATAAATATAACCTACTTCTTTATCATCATTATTATTAACTTCTTCTTGTTCCTCTTTACTCATCTTATAGATCTTAAAACTGCTACAACTTTCCGCTAGTTCAGGGTTAAGAGTATTAAAAGCGAAATTATAAGGATCTACATCATAAAATTCTTGCATTTCTTGTTTATCAAGATATACACTAACTTTTAGATCAGTTCCTCTTTTTGTATAGTCTAACCCTATAGCGTCAACTAACTCTAGATAATCAATATCTAGAGTAAAGATGACTTTTTTTAATTCGGATGTTTCCATTGTTTTATTTTAGTAATTGATTAATTAAATTTTCTTTTTCTAATTGCTTACACGCTAGGGACTGACTCCCCAACGTGTTGCAATCTGATTTGGTCATCTTCTGCAATGAATGACTAACTGATGTAAAAACTACCAGCATAAAAACAAAGTAATAAAATAAAGTTTTCATTTAATGCCTAGCTCCTTCTTGTACATGATCCTAGTTAATAGGCTTAAATTTTGCTCACCTAAGATTTCTTCACTTCTTGCACATAGAAGTTTATAGGTTACTGGATCAACAGTAACTTTTATCTGAATAGTTGTATTCTTCTTAGTTTTCATTACTTGTTAACCTCGCTTGTATTAAGGTTATTAACTAAGTAACTAGCAGCTAATTCCTTTTCCTTAGTTTCCATCTTGTTAATCTGATGAACTACCTTCTTAAATAGTTCTAAAATGTAATCCTTACCCGTTGCGTAGTTTACGTTTAAGTTAGTAACACTATTTAAAACATGATCCATTATTACTTTCTCATTTAAGAAAATAATAAGTTCTTTGTTGTTATCTCTAATGGTTAAAGATGCACAGTATGAAGCAAAATCAAATTCTATATTAAGTTTGTTTGCTTTTAGTGTTTGTTTGTCCTCGGTGGGAAATAAGTTGATTGAGTTCATTTTTCTGGTATGAAAGTGAATAATTTTTGTTTAGATTAAGTTAAGTAATCTATAAATGATTAACTGCTGATAGTCCAGAAGTAAAAACTAAAGAACCAGAAGCAAGAATTAAAAATAAATAAAAATACATAACTATAATTAATATAGCATAGTGATATAACTAAAAGTACAAATAAATTATTTTTTAATATTCCTATGGACTCCGAGTATTTATTTATTACTACTATGGACTTGCAGTTTATGAGAGTATTCTATATGGACTTCTAAGGACTCCAAGAAACTTCTTAGGTCTATTAGTTCATATAGGTCTATTTTTTGGACGGGGGAGGACTTGCAGTATTTTTTTTTATTTTATCGAGTACCGAGGAACTTAAATATATTTCGTTTAATTTTTTGGTTCAACTTTTATAGAAAGTTCAGGAGCTTGAATATTAACTGTTTCTACGGATTCGCCTATAACTTTTCCTAGGCTATCGAGAATTTGAGCTGCGGTTTGAAGCTGACCTTTTTTAACTGCTTTGTTAAATAGACGTATTCTCATTGCTTGAAGGCGAGGTAGAAGAGCTTCTCTATCTTTTTCCCAATCTTCGTTATTCCAAACTTTAACTCTATCCCAATCATGCCAGGCGGTAGTTTCGGAAATATTTTCTATTGAGGAGTGTTCTATTACTAATTGACGAGTAGTTTTACCTTCAAGTTGGCGAGCGTATAGACGTTGGGAGCGTTTTAGAACATCTGATACTGTGGAACGAGTTCTTTTTTTAGCAGGATTAGCGAGAGGATTATTTAATATGTTTTCAGGAAAAGTAGAGGAAGCCACGGACTTAATCTTAGTAGTATTTAGTTGAATGATAACTTAAAAGTAGTGAAATAGGCTATAAAGTAGGGTAGGTATTGAATTTTTTATTAATTATATGGTTGTAAGTGGAAAAAAACGCGAGGAAATTAGCTTAAGGTATGCTCAGGGGGAGGTATTTAATTCAGATAAAAGATTTAGGGTGCTGGTAGCTGGCAGAAGGTTTGGAAAGTCGTATTTATCTTGTATAGAACTGTTGAGAGGAGCTATTGAACGACCTGGAGAGGTATATTTTTATTGTGCTCCTACTTATCGGATGGCAAAGGATATTGCATGGAAGGAATTGAAAAGGTTGACACCGAAAGTATGGATACAAAGTAAGAATGAAACAGATTTAAGGTTGGAATTGATTAATGGATCGACTATTGAGTTGAAGGGAACAGAAAATGCTATGGCATTGAGGGGTAGAAGTTTGGCTGGTGTTGTATTGGATGAAGCAGCATTTATGGATCGTGACGTTTGGGCTGAAGTAATAAGACCTGCATTAGCAGATAAACAAGGATGGGCACTGTTTATTTCAACACCTGATGGAACAGCTAGTTGGTTTTATGATATGTGGTGTTATTGCGGAGAGGAGGAATGGAAAGATTGGCAAAGATGGAGTTTTACTACGATTGAGGGGGGTAATGTAGCGGAAGAGGAAGTTGAAGCAGCTAGAAGTCAATTAGATGCGAGGACGTTTAGGCAAGAATTTGAAGCTAGTTTTGAAAATCTCACTGGATTAGTGGCTGTAAGTTTTTCTGATGACAATATTGATAAGGAAGTGGCAGATTTACACATGATGCCTTTACTTTTGGGTTTAGATTTTAACGTTGACCCTATGGCAGGGGTTTGTGCTGTTAAACATAACGATACTTTGTATGTTTTTGATGAAATTATGTTAACGGGAGGTGCTACCACATGGGATTTTGCAGAAGAGGTTACGAGAAGATATGGAGTTGATCGTAGAATTATTGCCTGTCCTGACCCTACTGGAAGTGCAAGAAAGACCTCTGGAGTTGGTGTAACGGATCATACGATACTTAGAAGGTCTGGTTTTACCGTTATGAGCCCTAGAAGCCCCTGGAAGATCAGAGATAAGATTACTGCTGTCAATACTGCCTTGTATGACGCTAATGGTGACAGGAGGACGCTTATACATCCTCGTTGTAAAGAATTGATAAAAGCACTTAGAACATTAACTTATGCACCTAATACTGGTTTACCTAATAAGAATTTGGGAGTAGACCATGCTTTTGATGCTTTTGGGTATTTATGTTTGCAACAATTTAACTTGGCAAAACCAGAGACATTAGGGCAGACTGCGTTTAGAATATACTAAGTTACTCTTTTTGCTTATGGGCTACGGAATGTCAACAACAAAAAAGAAGAAAAAGAAGAAAAAGGGAGGTAAAAAGAGAAGTGAATGTACCTGTAAATAAAGCACTTTACGCTAGAGTAAAAGCTGAAGCTAAACGTAAGTTTGCTGTTTATCCTTCTGCCTAC